CCGCTTCCCGGTGCATGTCTTCGCCGCCGTAAGCCATTGCAATCGGACCATCGACTTCAGTGTCATGCCAATAGAATTCGTCTTCTTCAACCTGACCATCAAGGCCGATAACCATACGGGTGTGGATCTTGTGTAAGCTCATCTTCTCATTCCTCTTGGGGAGTATTCAACAACAGCGCCCTGAAGTGTTATGGGTTTGTCGTAAATAGAACTGTTCTTAATAATCAGCCCCATATTCATTCCTATACCATTAATCTTTAATCGTTCCGACGCTACCACAGTAAGGCCAGTATCTGAATTACTAATATCGTCTTCGTTCCAGTCGTCCCTACTCACCGTTATAGGGTAAGGGCTCGACACAGGAGATGTCTTTGGACTGTAAGTTCCACCATAATCATAGTCTGGGTAGACAGTAAGTGTGGTGGATGTATCAGCATTAATTTCTAAATTAATCTCTCTGAATCTCTTTTTAATTCCGGGGCTATCGTAATGGTAGTAGGCAGTCCTTATAAAAGAATCAACCGTGTCACCATCAAAGCTTGTTCCAGAATCTATCTTTCTAATATACCCATCAGTAAACCCAGCGAAACACATTTCAAATCCGTTGGAGTCTTCACCAGAGCAAGCGCATACTATTTGATGCTTTAATGTGAAAGGAAGGATACCCATGTTTTTCTTGTTAAGGAAAGTGAGCTCAAGACCGGTCTTATCGTCAAAGAATATTCTGTATTGATTCTTTGCTCTAACCCTTAAAGATGTAACAGTGTTGTCTTTCTTTTTCTGTATGTAGGATTCGATCCTATCGGAAGCTACAGAGTTTTGAAAGTCACCGAAATTATAAACCGTGTAAAGGGAAGTTAGTCCACGGTCATCTAGAAAGAAGGTTTGTTCCATCTTCTGGATGGTTCTCTCCATAGCTCCGGTTCCGCTATTAAACTTCTTTAGCGCCCAGTTAGCAGAAGAAGACCCATACAATATAAAGGTGTTGTTTCTTGTAAACACAGACATTGTATTGGTGACTGAATCACCAGTCTCCACCATAAATCCAGAAACCTCATCTCCAACTCCTAATTCAGCAGCTCCAGTTACTGCGCTCCATTGATTTGGATACATAATACTAGAGTGCTGTATTGATCCGTTGCCGAAAGCATAAAAGAGATGGTTAACATGACCAGCTAGATGTTTTGGTGTGTCTTCGTCCATCCCTGTATAAATCTTATAGAAGGTGGTTCCATCATAACCAAATCCTCTACCTACTGCATTCACCCCCCACATTGATTCACCAGAGGTATCGCCCAAGAAATTGTAATTGAAGAACTCGTATATCCCGCCGGGATCAAGCGTTTGATCTTGGATAACTCCATTAGCTACGGCAATCTTTACTTCTGTTGGTTCTGCCGCGCCATTTACCAAAGCCCTGAGAACACCACCAACATGAAGCTCTTCACTATTTGTGAAGACTGTCGGAGTAGCGCTAACATTTTTAACTGAAATATATCCAGCAGCAGTACCTGAGTCCCAAACCCCAGAAGCCAAAGTAACACTAGTTACTACTGCTGTTTTACCAGAGGTAGCTCCAGTGAGTATATCTCCAGCTACTATCTCAACTGTTCCAGTATCAAATGCAAGAAGAGCCATCTGCAAGTCTTCATTGTCTTGGAAGGTGCCTGTTACATTGGTAAATACCATTGCACCCTTTCCGCCAGTCTCCCATAGTCCAGAATAGGAGATAGCCATGAGGTCGCCTTCTGCTGCGCTAGTGCCCCCCTTTATAGTAGTTGGAGTTCCAACATTTCCGGGTACTGGCTCACCGTTTATGGTTGTTCCATCAAATTCCAAAAACTTACCAAGAGCAACTTCTGACCATCCAGTAGCAGTGGTCTTATACATTCCGGCAGTAGCGCCTCCTACTTTGTTCCTGAATCCGTAGACATCACCTTTAAACACCCAGACCCCATTAACGTCGCCTTCACCGGGTACTACCCCGATTAGTTTTCTTTGGTCCTCTATAAGGGTTTGAAGCTCCGTCAAGAGGGTGGCGTCTACGCTTGAATCTCTTTCTTCAGGCGCTCCGTAAGCAAAGGAGCTTGCATAAAGCCCCATTACCCAACCCTAAATACTGACAATTGACCATAATGCATTTGAAAGTTTTCTGAATTACTACCATGACCGTTCTTGACTTGAGCAAGAATATCTGTATAAGTAGTATGACCAGTAGTATCAATTATTCCAGAAGTGGATGCCATGTTATCTAACGTAGCCGCCACCTTTTGAACTGCAGCATCATAACCGGGATAAACAACACTACCGGCAGTATCCTGAGTAGCAATCCTGAATGTCCATATAACAGTATCCGTTCCAGTCTGAGCAAAACTTATACCCAGATTGACCATAAAAAATCCTTTATCATATATCCTGATTCTGTCATTAGCGAAATCAGCATCACTTCCTACAAGTGTAGCAGAGACAGTAGCTGTGTCGTCAGGCCCATTGGCCCCAACTGAATCAGCATTCCAATCTATAGTTGCTGTTGCTCCTGATGCTACCGCTTGACTAGCTGGTGTTCCCGCTGGTGAATATATAGTTGCATATCCCCCCATTCCAGATTCAACAAATTGCCTAACCATCTGAGCAGTAATAGCGCCAGTAGTGTTGTCCGAAAAGCTAGTTCCGGTTAAAACTGATCTTGCTTTTCTTAGTGCTGTTGGTGTTCCCATTTATTTATACTCCACATCAAAATCGCCGCCAAAGGCGCTATCCTTGTTTAGAAAAAGTAACTTCTCTCCATCTTGAAGAGTACCGCTAGTAACTACAAAATAAATATAACCCTCGCCATCATCTGTTCTGAATGTCCCAGCAGCGCTGTCCCCAGTAACATCTTCTAGACTAGCAACCAATACTGTGCCAGTGGCACCAGTAGTCGCGCCCTTTACCATATCTCCAGACGAAGGAGCATTTCTGTAAAACGCTGTACTGTATGCACTGCTATAAGTTGGATAAACTATAGATCCTATATTAAATGGTATCCTATAGTAGGGTTCAATCTTTGATGGAAGGGTCTGTCCGTCAAATCTTTCATAGCCGTCTATTCTTCTGTAGCGACCACGAATGTCAACTTCAAAGTTATCTGCAGCAACCAACTCACCCGGCTGTAGAGACATAGCCGGAGACTCCATATTGATCCCTCCCTCAAAAGGAAAATAGAGGGTGCTCAATTTAGCTTGAGGAATTCTTCTTCCAGCAAGTTTGCTCGTCATTCAGGCATTACCGTAAAGTTTGACAGGTCTTGCGCTCTTGAGAATCTCCTATTCTTTTGTCTTGGCAGTTGATCAGCTTCCAACTTGTCAAGCAAATCTTCAAACTCATTTAAAGAGCCAGCCATTATCTCTGGAGCATCCTCGTTTTCCGCATAATACATTTTTGCTCTAGCAATAATTATTTTGTGGAATCGAACGGGAATAGCAGATATATCAGCATCGGCAGAAAATTCAGTTGGCGTCTTCCAATAAGTTACGCTAACTGCAGTAGCCGAATCTGGCGTTGGGTACATGTCAATTACATTGCTGGGCTTGACTGAAAATACTTCAGGCGTACCTGTATCAATAGAGCCCAACTTGTATTGTAAGTTGTATTGATCCCACACCACATACTCCAGCTCTTGATAATTGTCTGTTGTTTTGTCCCAGATAATTTCGTCAAGCTTCCAGTTTCCAAGGTCTGTAGGGGATGTTATCGTAGACGTAGAAGCAACTGATGAAATACTTGCTTCATTCCATAGGAAATCCCAATCAAACCATCGACTTTGAAGGTCATTGTCAGCCTGTTTTATATACCTTACGACAGCATTTTCTTCTTCAGACAAGGCAGTTGAAGTTACCGATGATGGCCCAGTGCCGGGTATTCCGATGTCTCTCGCCATATCTTGGCATAGTTGCAAATACGTGCTCATTTAATGTGTCTCAATATATCGTCCACAACTCTATCTGGAGTGATATTCGCAGCGCATAAAGCGCCCCCCGTTTTTACATCCCTAGTACAAGTTTCAAAACCCCTGCTATGCAATTTATGGCATGGAAAACAATGGCAATCTTCAGGCTCGAAAGTGGTGGAATTCACCCAATGCTTGGACATATTTTCTTTTGAGGAATGAGATAACAATACAGCCGTATGGTTATCAAGCATTGCTGAAGCATTAACCACTCCTGTCTCAGGACCAATAACAATATCGCATTGGTCTACAAACGCAAGAGTTTCACGCACAGTCCACTTTCCAGACTTGTTAATTACCTTCTTTTCTTTTTCCCAACCTATCTCTAACAATTGGCAAGCCTCATCTCCTACAGTAACAAAAACAACATCCTCTTCTCTGGAGAGAATATTAGCCATTACCGCATCCGTCCAAGGATAGACCTTATGAACTGACGACCCCGCAAGAACCCACATCACTACATTCTTTGACTTGATGCGCCTTCTGTAATCGGATGCTTTTCTCTTTTCTTTTTTGGTTGGGTAAAACCTAGGGTTAAACTTATGCGGCATACCCGCTAAATCATGAGTGTACTCCAAGTAATTAGCGTTACACTGCTGATGAACCTCTTCCTTTGTTCCAGAAAAACCCTTACTAGCTTCAACCCTTATCTCTTTCCCTGATACCTTCTCAATCCTTTCAGGCATCAATAAAAGCGTTCCCTCTATTGATTCGCAAAGTTGGACAAATTTATCAAAACAAGGAGATACTTTTTGCCAATATTCGGTAAGCCTAGTTGCTGGAATTTGGTCTGTTTTCTGGACCAACAATTCATCTATATTAGGATCGTTTCGATACAGTTCTTTTCCCTGCTCTGTTACATTAACACACACCTTGTAACCAGATTCTTTTAAAATGGGAAACAACGATGAGGAAATAATTACATCTCCTATTGCCCCGTACCGCACAACACACGCAGTTTTTTCTCTACGCTTACCGCCAAAATCTTCGAGAGTAAAATCATTTAATTCCTTTTCAGGAACATTAATTATTTTCACTAAAAATCTAAATTCCAAGAACCAACCATATCTCCATCAACTCTAACCATATTGTTAGATGATTTTTGCGACTGACGGAATTCCGTCCCACGTTCGCCAGACATCTCTTCTATCGTATAAAATCCTCGACCCGCTACATTAGAATGACCATAAGCATCGTCTGGACTTCTTGCTTTTGGCTTTCCATCCAAGTAAGCGGTGATTACATTAATTTTCATTTTGCCTCCATTACTTCTTGAAGCCGTAAGTGCCCTTGGGCTTTCTAGTTCCTTTTGAAACAGCGCGACGACCAGAAGAAGACATTTTCTTAGCACTTTGCTTTCCACGAGTCATGCCTAACTTTTCATCAAGTCTAGCATTATACCCTTGTTTTTTAGCTACAGCCATTAATTGGCTCCTGTAAGTTAAATGAAGAGCGGGATCATCCGAAGAATCACCCGCCTTCAAGTTATTTACTTATTAAGCCCACTCAAACTTTCCACGATCAGTGGAAATACTTTTGTGGACAACACCATCCGGCATCTGATTTGGGCCATGAGAAGACAAAGCAAGAGACGCTAAAGTCTCTTTGCTAACATCTTCTTTCATAGACAAACCATTTGCTGGGATTTTACCACTTGCAGTATCTTTAGCCATATTTCCTCCTAGTACCAATGGATCATGATTTGAACATATGCCTTACCAGCGGGAGTACCACCAGTAGGAGCATTGAACGTAATATGAATATCAGTATCAGCCGGAAGAGCCGCTAAAACTAAATCAGCCGCCGTATCCGTCATTCTCTGTTCATCACCATCAGCAAGAGTACCTAAACCCATATTCACATATTCGGCAGTACCTGCTGAAGAACCTAGTTCAATAATTGCCTCAGTAGTGACGGCATTAAATGTCTCATAGGCTTGAGCCTCGACTTCCTGTACTGTTCCCTGCATTCCTTTAGGGCCACGGAAAATTAAGGCTTCACTAGCTGCACCAAAATCATGAAGGAACGTCATGCAATAAGGTGTTGGATTACTATAACTCATAATAATTCTCCTTTATGCTTTGCTGTCCCAGATCACGATACGTGACTGAGCTGCTTGTGTGTGAACAATGCCGAAACCGCCTAGATAATACCAAGCTATGCCACGGTCCCTTCCGAAATCCCCGGGAATTTTCCCTCGAATCTCTTCAGGAACTGCAACAGCTTCAGCTACTGTGTCTTCGCCAAAGAAGACCGCCCAATCAGATAATCCGTTAGTCCACGTTGTTGCCGCAGTACCAATAGAACCTTTCGATTTATGGGTCTGCTCAACAAAACGTACACCATCGTAACGTCCGATTTCACCATTCATGATCATTCGGAAACCCTGATCAACATACTGCTTGATAGATTCCAGATTGTTCTTTAAGGTGCGGAAAGTCGTAGGCCATGCAATCGCGTAATAATCATCACCAGTATAGGCTGGGATATTGCGCTCTTTCATTACATCTACAATTGCTTTAACGTGTTCGTTAGTCATAGCTGCGCTATTCGTCAGAGTAGCGGTACCATTTGAAGTGAGAACAACCGAATCGGTTGCCGTGCCAGCAGTAGGCACAACACGTAGCTTCGCAGCATCAAACTGCGTTGCTGCTAAATTGTCAAATGCTTTTTTCGCATCTGTTTTCAATACCTTCCTAACCACCTCTGCCACAGGTTGCTCAGAGAGATCATCCAACTTACCAGTCCACGGAACGGAGTTACCCGCTTCGGTGATGGTCATGGTTCCCTGAGAAATTGTGAAAGAAGTTTCTGGAATAGTACTGGTTTCGGTTAGTGTCGAGCCTTGAGTGGCTACGTCACTGTACACGTTCCAATGGAATGTATCACCTCGATGAAGACCCTGATGGGCTGCATCTTTTACATCACAGAACTGCCGAAATTTTACTATCGGCTGCACTGCCATCCTCAACTGACGACTGAGGTTGTCGGCATACATATAACCACCGGAGGTGCTGACGGACCATACTTGTCCTGCCATATCATTTATCTCCTAGTTGTTAAATTTGGCCTCGCGCCCTCTTCATTTCATCGATTATTTGAGCCGGTGTTTGAGGCACCAGATCATCATCTCCAATTTGAGCAGAACCGCTTGCCGCCTTCGGGTGTTGCACAATTTTTCGCTTGCGCTCAACCCGTTCATTTTGTTTATCGGGCTCAAGAAAACTCTTGGCCCATTCTCTCGTGCTTTCAGCAGCTTCTTGAATAATTTGTTGAGGTGTCCAGTCAGGATGTTCCTGAGTTAGGGTGACCGTTCTATTATCCGCGATTGCTCTCAACTCAGAAGCGCCAGCTACATCAGGGAATTCACTTTCAAACCATTTTACAGAGTCTTCAAGTGATTTATGATAAGCCCACTGCTTTTGTTGTTCAGCTTGCCTTTGCATTTGATTAAACTGTCTACCAATTTCTTGGTTGACAACCTCCTGAACATTTGGGGTAGCTTGAACACGCCCCTTATCTGTTAAGGTTTTGAAAAGATCACTAGCTTTTTCAGAGTCATCTTCATACAAGGCTTCATGATACTTCTTTATTAAATCAGAAGAATCTTCAACCTCTTCCGCAGCGTCTTGCGATGGCTGCTGTTGCATTCTTTGTTGCTGTTGCAACTGCTGAATGTGAGCATTTAGTTGTTGCTCTCTAGACTGAATTTGTCGTCCATATTGAGCAGCTTGTTCAAAGCGTTGTTGAGACGCTCTATCTTTTTGATGGGAACTTTGAAGATCATTGAATGGTACTTCAATTTCATTCCCATCTACCCTTACTTTTGTTAACCATCGTTCACCATCAAACCATACAGGAGAAACATTTTTTTTAGTTTCTTCTTCCTCCGCGTGATGCGGCGGATCTTCTGGAGCCTCTATTGATTCATCTTCTTCAGATTCGTCTCTACCTCTAGATAATATTTCCTCTATCGCTTTCTCTCTAGGGGAAACATACTCCTCATCAGGTTCTTTCTTTTCTGTTTCAAGACCGTGAATGATATTATCGTTAGATTCATCATTTTCGCCTTGTGTGTTTTCCAACGCATCCATTTCTTGGGTAGCGTTTTCTTCAGCCATGTCAGTCTCCTTTATGGTTCAAATTCTCCCGATCCCCTATGTTTTGATATCGCTTCCGCATTCTCTCCATCAGATATAATATTATCAATCCATCTGAGGACTTTCAGCGGGGTAGCCAAATCACTTGCTAAAGATCGATATTCCGCAAGTTCTGTATCCGGTGAACCCCTCCATTCTTGCATTGCCATTTTTTGAAGAGACTCAATACCTTTTCGGTATTCATTGAGCGATCTTTCAACAATAGCAGATCCAGTCGGGGTGCTTATGAATTCACGAGTTCTAACTCCAACTCTTGTTCTTTTTACTAAATCTTCTATGCCTGCTTCGGCGGGATTATAAAATTCCATTATCCTTTCGCAAAGGGTATTTTGTTGTACCTGTCACGACTAATAGTCCCTGTATCTCCTTGAGCATCAAGTTCTAATTGCCGATCTATGTCTTTATCCTTCGATTGATTTTGCAAAGCCGCTTTTTGTAGCAGCAATTCTCCACGTTTAGTAACAGAATCCTCTCTCTTTATTTGAGCTTCTTGTATGTCAGACTGCTGCCTGATCACCTCCCTTTGAATATCACTTTGGGCTTTTATTTGAGCAACCTCTTTGTCCCCCTGATTCTTCAAATCCTCTATCTGCATTCTTGCCTGACTCTTAGCTTGATCTGTTTCGATAATTTTTTGCAATTCATCAAGCTGCGCTTGCATCTCTTCAATTTGTGGATTAGGCGCTTCTTCTAGATTAATAAACCTACTTCCATCCTTATAACCCAACTGACCAAAAACTTCTTTCGTAACTTCTTGTAAGTTAATCTTTTCTGGGATTCCCGGAAACTGAGCAAGGGTCTGTATTCCAAACAAAAGATTTTGCACCTTTTTCAACGGGTCTGTTGCGTTTAATCCTACATTAACCTTCAACAAAACATCTTGCCTAAGAAGCTCATCCATAATTTCATCTGCGTTGAACCCGAATCTATCAGATGCAGCTTTCCCTGCAACCGCCAAAACTATTTCATCAGTTTCGTAATACTGCTCTAGTCTAAGGAGTTGCTTTAATGTTTTTTCTACCCAAGTATCTGCAAAAGTCCTAAGAGTGTATTCAGCTATAGTGCTGCTTGAGTCAGCAAGAAGCGACATGCCTCCTACTGTTTCGTTTAGGTTTCTAGCCCCCTGAATGGTAGATGTAGAGAAATTACCTTGCAGCTCATCGAAATCCATATTGATTCGATCTTGTTCTGCGTAGGCTGAACCAGTAACATCCCTTGTCTCAATTACTCTTACATCATTATCAACGTCATCCATCTCAACAGCACCGCCCGGTACTGAACGAAATAATGCGTCGAGGTCAATATTTCTATCGCGCCTAATGTGGTAGCGCTTATTCATAGCTAAACGAACATTATCAAATCTTTGATTCCAAATGTCGTTAGCCGCAGCCTGTAGCTCTTGAGTTAGTTCTACGGTGCCTGCAGGGTAAATCTTATGGGCTTCGATATTGACATAGCCCATTACATAGGGACGTTCTCCATGCCTTAACCAAGGATACATTTCCCTCAAATCCTTTGGTTCTGTCAACATGAACTCAGTGCCAGCAGTATAATAGCACCAGTCAACGCCATCCTTTTTAATAATGTTTTTATGAATCCAAACTATCTTGTAATCTGTTATCCCTCCAAATTCTTGGTCGTTCTCTAAGGGGTCAGTTCTTGGTTCATCGCGGGTAAGACGAGTGGTATTGTCCATCTCGTTTCCGTTAGTTGAGGAAAGCAGTTCCTCTTTGCTAATCTTTAACCATTCCCCACTATCCACTTTTTCCATAACATCCTGAACAAACATAGGAATAAGATGAACTATATAGGGTGTTGTGTTTATCGGATCGGACCAATCAGAAGCAGGATCAATCCTTAAATTTTCTGGAGAAAGCAACTCGATAACAGGCTTGTCTCTCATAGCTGTAATTTGTTCGTGGACTTTAGGATTCCCCTCTTCATCCATTACAGCTTCATTATCTTTTCCTACCTCAAGGTACTCTTCTCTTTTTTCCTCAAAGTCCCAATATTGATGAGACACGCATACCCCTTGAACAGAAGCGTCTTGCAAAGCAGAAACCATTGTTTGAAACCAAGGAATAGTATTGGTCAACCTGTACTGCATTATAGATTGATCAACAATGGCAGCAACTGATTGAGCCGTATCATTGGGATTAGCTGGCTCGACGCTAACAACTTCTTCATTGGTGAAAAAAGCAACAGACATTGCAGCCTGAAGGTTTCTTACTGCAATTCTACTTTTTGGTCTAAAGAATCTAGACCTTTTCTCGTATGCAGTAGTGTGGTACTTTGACCCAGAGGGATGCTTGTTATTAAATAAAGATAAACTTCTTTCCCACTGGTATCGTAAATTAGTATCTAACCAATCAGACGAGCCAGAATAAACCTGACGAGCAATACTTAACCACATCGTCTCCTTCGGAGTATCTTCTTCTAACACATCAAAGGAGGTAAGATCAGCACCCTCTAAAGGCGGTTGCGGGTTCATCAATGACATTACGAATAATCCCCATTTAGCCTTCCTTTATAATCCATTTGTAGATCGGAAAGATATTTATCCTGATTAAACTTTTCCCTACTCATGCGAAATCTCTCCAATAATTCTCCCCCAGCCCTCATTACGGATTTATAGTCATTGTCCATTTTGTCTTCATGAAGAACAAAACCCCAATTACCAGAGAGCCTCATAGACTTAACAACAACAACGCCATCCATAACGTGAACAGCCCATAACCAATCGGGATATTTTTTCTCTAACGCTTCAGCTACATTCTTAGCGGTAAGGTGATCGCTTAAATCAAAAATCTCAGACTTTTCTACGTCTTGCATTCTTGTTGCTCGGTGTGTAAAATGGTTTTCCATTAAAAAAGTAACCGGGTTTGGGATTTTTATATTCCGGGTCCATCTTTTCAACAACTTCTTTCCAACTTATCTTTTTTTCAGCCATCACGTTATCACTATAGTAGGTAAGAATTTGGGAGCCTTTTCAGTCCTGACTGGAGCAAGTGGTATCAATGTTAAAACTCCTGTAGCAATGCTAAAACTAAAAGTCTGACTTGCATGTGGCTCGTACCCTATGCTGTCCCAAGTGCTAGTTGCTGCGTCCCATGTTCCAACATAATCATCCCAGTCATTAGCGACTATCGTAACAGCGCCAACACCCGGACTAATGTATACGTTCTCTGATGGGTCGTATACTGCAGGAACAAATCCTGTAAGAGTTAAACTAGCAGTGCCCGGAACATCTTTAAATTCTAGATCTGAACTAGGTACTAATCCGCCTAATGTTAAACTGGCAACCGCTGGGGATTTAAATACACCTTCAGAGTCGCTAACAGCATACCCGGTGAGCGTTAATGTTCCAACGCCCGGAGTAAAGTCTAGATCATCCCAAGCTCCTACCCATGCATTCCATGATCCACTAGCAGAATCCCAAGCAACATTGGCACCAGCCATTTAATTAGATTCCGAAAGCTGCTGAAACTTCTTCCGCGTCTAGACCTAATGCAGCTAGCTTCTCTTTTGCGCTTGCTAACTTAGCAGAACGAGCAACTTCTTCAGCAGAAGGCTCAGGAGCTGGGGGG